CGGCCTGCAGCGCCCATAGCGGCATCGCAGTGCGCGGATCCACGGCTGCCGGTTGTGCACCGATCGGGATGCCGAGGTCGGAATAGCCGGTGTCAGCGAGGTCGCCTAGCTTCATGTCACCACCCCCTGCCCGGCCGGTGTCGTCCCCAACGCAGGCTGACCTTCTCGCCGAACACCAAGGGGCCAGGGCCGATCTCGATCCCCTCGACCTCGCCCAGCTCCCAGAGCAGGCGTGCGGTGCGGCCGGATAGTACGATCGAGCCAGGTAGCGCCGGCATCACGATCGCGCCGGTGACGGGGGCTGGCGTGTAGACCAGGTTCGCGACCTTGCCGGAGAGCAGGATCGCGCCGGATGAGGCCGCCAGCGTGTAGCCGCTCTTGAGCAGCAAGCCAGTCGGATAACCCGTTAGCGTGATCGCGCCGGGGCTGGCGACGAGTGTGTAGCTCCCGACCGTCTGCAACCCGACCGGATAACCCGTCAGCGTGATCGCACCACTGACCGCGGACATTCGCAGCGGGCGCACCAAGTCGACTGGGTATCCGGTCAGCGTAATCGCGCCGCTGGCCGCGGTCACCGTGAGCGGGCGCACCAGCTCGACCGGGTAGCCCGTCAGGTTGATGGCACGGACATCCGCCGCCAGTGTGTAGCCGACCGAGATGTATTTCGTCAGTACCGCAGGGTGGCCAGTCAGCTTGATCGAACCGCCGACGCCGATCTGGGCGTCCCATCGCGATGCGCCCCACTTGCTGACGCCCCAGCCTTCCGGGAAGATCGTCAGCGTCGACATTCGGTAGTGTGCCGAGGCGTTGGTGCCCGTCAGCGTGAACGCGCCCGGCGCGGCGATCATTACCCGCGCGCCGATCGTCAGCAGCGCCGCCGGGTAGCCCGTCAGCACCACCGCGCCGGATGTTGCCGGCATTTTGATAGCGCGTTGCGTCCCGGCAGGCTGACCGTTCAGCGTGATCGAGCCGGTGACGGCCGGCATCGTGACCGCGCGCAGCAATCCGGTCGAGTAGCCGGCTATCGTGATCGAGCCGGTGATCGCCTGCAGCGGTCGGCCGTAAATCGATCCTGTCGCACTGCCGCTTAACAGGATCGATCCCGACACCGCGGGCATCGTTCGCCCGAACCTTAGATTGGCATCCGGGCCGTTGAGGTTGATCGAGCCTGCGGCCGCCGGCATCGTCTTGGTGGCGTTCATGCCGGCTTGGTTGCCGGCCAGCACTATCGAACCCTTCGACGCCAGCAACGCGCGGCCGCTGTTCATTCCAGCCTGGTAGCCAGTCAGCAGTACCGCGCCCGGTGCCGCGGGCATAATGTAGTTGCGCTTGACCAGCAGCGCGGCGTCGCTGCCGGCGAGCGTAATCGTACCCTGGGCCGCCAGAACGCCAAGCTGGCCGTTCCAGTGCGCCTGGCCCCATTTGCCTACGCCCCAACGCTCGGGGACTGGTGGTGGCACATAACTCATGGACGTTTACAGTAGACTTTGCTTGGCATACTGTACCTCCATGAATGCTTTGATGGACCTCCGCGGACAGACCTTCGGCCTTTGGACTGTTCTCAGTCACGCACCGCGATCCGCGGGTGGACAAACCCGCTGGCATTGTCGTTGTATCTGCGGGAATACAGCGATGGTTCAGTCCACATCGCTTAAGCGAACGGACGGCGGCATTGGCTCTTGCGGCTGCGCAAAGATCGAAGGGCTGATCACACGGAGCACCAAGCACGGGCACGCGACGAACGGCATCAGCCCAACCTACTATTCGTGGGCTGGGATGAAGTCTCGCTGCTATGACCCCAATCATTCTCATTTCAAGTACTACGGCCAGATGGGCGTTAAGGTTTGCGACAGGTGGCTAAACTCGTTTGCTTCTTTCTTAGAGGACATGGGCGAGAAGCCTCCCGGACGCTCGCTCGATCGTATTGACACCTACGGCGACTACTCTCCTGCAAACTGCCGCTGGGCGACACCAAAAGAACAAGCGGCCAATAAACGCCTTAAGGTTGCTAAGTGATTGTGTACACACCGTTAGTAGCATCAAAGTCGACCGTAAAAGTATCAGTGCTGTTGAGCGTGATAGAGCTGCCGTAATCGTAGTAGCCGATGACCTTGCTGCTCGCCGAGGTGTTGTAGAGGATGGCATATCGGAACGGGCCGATGCCGCCCGCGGTCGCGGTGAATACGGTATCGGCCGCGATCTGTTTGAAGATGCCGGCCGCAGTCGCACCCGTGACGCCGGTCAGGGTATTGCCACCGGCGGTGTAGCCGTTCGCTGCGGCGGGCGCGGGTGCCACGGTCGTATTCCACACGGTGTCTGTTGCCTGCGTCGGCGCGGTATTGGTCAGCGCCACCTTGAGCACTGGCGGGAGCTGCAGATTGTGTCCGCCTTTACTGATCTCATCAATGAAGCTGAAGTACTTGTTAAACGCGGCCATTTGCGCCCCCTACGGGTTGTGACATCTTGAATTGCTGCGCGGCCTGGCGCTCCCGTTGCTTGGCCTGCATGTCGCTCGATCGCATGGCGTGCTGCTGCATCAACAGGTCCGCCTTCTGGCGCTCCAGCGCCATGTCCTGCTGGCTCTGGATCATCTTCGACTGGTGCAGCTCGCGATCGTGCATCGCCTCCTGGTTGGTGCGCTGCATCTCGGCCTGCTGCTCGCCCTGCTTGACGCCGAGCTTCATCTTCTCGATCGCCTGCGCGTTCATCAGCTCCCACTGCTTGTGCTGATCCTTTTGCTGCAGCTCGGCCTTCTTGATGGCGATGTCGGCGTCGTTCTTTTCCTTCGCCGTCTGCTGCTTCATCTGCTCGATCTGCAGCTGGATCTTGCCCATCGCCGTGGTCGGGTCATCGCCCTTGCCCTGCGCGCCCTTCGCCTTCATCTGCTCGACCAAGCCGTCGATCGAGCTGTCGAGCGCACGGCCGGCGCGGAACGGGGCGACGGAGAACTTGAGCACGTCGCCGCAAAACTCAGCCGTGGCCGGATCCGCGGCGATCATGGTGGATAGCTGCTGCATCAAGGGGGCCAGCATCTGCACGAACTCGGTGCGCCGCTGCTTCTCGGCGTTCTCGTCCGCCATGATGGTGCTGTCGGTTTCGATGTCCAAGACGAAGCTCTTGGCGCGGCTGTCTTTGAGGAACTTGAGCACCTGGTCGATGGTCGGCTGCTCCTTGATCTTCTGCAACTGCTGCGTCACGGCCTGCTGGATCTGCTGCAGCTGTCCTTGCGGATCCGGCGGGGCCTGCGCCGGGTCTTGCGAGGGTTGCTGCGCTTGCGCCTGTTGCATCAGCTGCTGCGCGGCCTGCTTGGCCTGCTCGATCACCTGTTGCGCCTGTTGCTCCATCGCCTGCCGGGTCGGCAGCTGGGTCTGGCTCATCTCGACGATCGTCTCGTCGTCGAACTTTTCGGTGATGATCTCGCTCGTTATCTCGACGATGTCTCTGGCAAGGCGCACCATCTCTTGCTGCTTGTCGCGGATCCGCGTCGACCCATATTGCGTTTTCAGCTGCTGCGCGCCGAGCGTTTCGTTGGGATCTGTCGCGCCGCGCATGATGTCGGACAATCCCATGATCTGGTAGATGTCCTCGATAACTTGCTTGCGCAGCGTCACCAGCTGCACGATCGTGGTGGCAATCGTCTCGATCGGCGTCCAGATGATGGTTTCCTTTGAGCCGCCGAAGGCGGCCCAGTTGGCGATCGGGATCATGGTCACGCCGGGGTTCTTGATCTTGAACGCCGTCTGCAGCGCGTCGGCCAGTTCCCCGCCCCCAGCCGGATAAAACCCTTTAACCTCGATCGCGTCGCTCAAAGCATGGATGCGGCCCGTGAGCATGTTGATCTCGTCGAGCTGGTCGCGGTACTGCATCACGTCAGGCACCGGGATCAGCGAACCGCGCTGCACCGTGCCGTACGCCGGTTTGGGGCAGGGAAAGAAATTCTGCAGCTCCAGATGCGGGTCGCTCTCGTCGAGGATGTCCTCGCAGCCATGCGCAACCCAGAGCACGCGCCGATCGCCCTTGCTCCAGATCTCCCAGAACTTGGCGCGCTCGCGCGCGTCCGCGCCGCCGATCTCGTTGCCTTCCTTGTCGACCTTGTACTCGGCGTCTTGATACGCAAGCCCGCTGTGCTTGTAGAAGCGGTCGCGGGCTTCCGTTCGGGTAAGATAGCTTGCCGCGGCGGTCCAGGTGACCTCGCGCCAGTTGCGGCTGATGCTATGCAGGAAGTCGCGGCGGGCCTTGAAGTCGACGCAGACGCGTTCGCTGTCGTAGTAGGCCTCCTTGTCCTTGCCGCTCTCGTAGCGACACCAGGCGACGCCGCGGCTGTTCATGCTTAAGTCATCGCGCACCAGCAGCATCAGGTCGTTGATGCGGGTGAGATCGAACGCGACGTTGCAGCATCGCTCCATTACCTCGCTGGCCTGCTGATAGACCGGCCTGCGGTCCTTGAATTTTGGCGTCACCACCGGGATCGGCGGCTTGGCGTAGATGCTAGGTTTCAAGACCTCACAGTTGGCCCAAAACATCTGGAACTCACGATCGCGAAACGCGCGGCCGGGCGCGCCGCCTGGCGAGGATAGCTGCTCCAGGTTGGCGTAGAGCCGGTCGACGTTGTCGCAGTGATCGTTCCAGTCCTCGAAGGCGTCCTCGCTTTCGAGCAGCAGGTTCAGCCAGGCTTTCGCGCTCTTGGGCTCGATGCCGGGATTATATTCGGCGTCCTCCGAGCGGAGATCGTCATCGTCTGGCTTGTCAAATTCGCTCATGGCGATGGGTTCTCCTGTCGCCGCTCGGCGATCTTGGCGACCGCCTGCTTCGCCGCTTCCAGCTCATACTCGTCGATCATCGCCTGCAGCAGCGAGGCCGCGTTGCGCATGGTGTCGGCGATGCGGCCATTGCCGTATTGCTCCATCGCGTGGACGCAGTGGCCGATGTCGCCGACGAGCTTGTGCGCGAGGTCGAGCTGCGCGTCGTTCATAGCCGCACCTCACAAAGCGCGCTTGCCCTCCAGCTTGGCTGTCCGCTGCCGACCGGGTCGCGTGCCGACAGCTTTGCCGCGGCGACGACGCAGGGCTGCCATCTTGCAGTTGAGGTGACAAAACTTGGCGCGGCTCGGGTACGGCGAGTTGAACGCACGTCCACACTCCTGGCACTCACAGGCGTGCCACTCGCGCGTCTCCCAGACCCGCTTGCCGTTCTCGACATGCCACGCCAACCCTTCAGACGAAGCGTGCCATTCAGCCGCTCGCTGCAGGGCCAGCGCGTTTGGTGGCGACAACTCGCCACGCGCGAGACGCTGCTGGGTGTGCATGCGCTGGTGCGCGGCACGTTCGAACAGCTCAAGGTTAGACATCCGGTTATCGGTTTTGTCGCCGTTCTTATGGTGGACGTCGAAGCCGTCCGGTATCTCACCGCGGTGATGCTTCCACTTGGCGCGCTGCAGCGTCGTCTCGCCGTGGCCCCAGTTCTCCGCGCGGTAGTAGGGGCCGGGCAGGCAAAGCCGGTACTTATGACCTTTGAAGATGACAAACCTTGGCGACATGATACTCTCCCTAAAAGGTCAGAGTATCTCAATGTGTCAGATTGCGCAACATAGGTCATAGTCTGATCCCCTGTCGCGGACGATCGTCAGGCGGCGGAATACGCCATCCAGCAAGCACTGGAGACTTGGCACGATGCATCTGAGCGGGTCGCCAGCTCATAGCAAGATACCTAAATGCATCTGATGGATGTGAGGTCCAGTCATGCACCGCGGAGGCGCGGAAGGCCTTCTTGTCGTCGTCCCATTCCCTTCGATATTGCTCAAGCGCGCTGATGCCACCCTCCTCGCAGCGAGGGTGGAATACGCATAACGGTAATGTGCGGCGAACCGCATTGATGCCGTCATCGAGCCTGTGATCAGGCACCAGCATCGGGTTGAGGCCCATCGTGCGCATCGTCTCGACGCGCGTGCGGCCGCTCGTAAACTCGCGCACCTTGGCGTCATGCGGCACCCAGTCGCTGCCGTGTCGCCAGCCGTGCTCGCTGGCGCGCTGCTCGATGACGCCGACGTAGTGGTCGAGGCCGACACCGGACGCAGCGTAATGGTCGAGAATGTACAGCTGCGTACCGCGGCTCTGTGCCCACCATATGGAAGTGTCATCGTGGACACCGAGATCCCAATAGCGATCGACCGGGAGAGCGGGATCTGCCATGACCTGTTCATCGATGCGACCCTCCTCGCGGACCTTGCGCATCTCGATCGCGTAGAA